GAGAGAGAAGTTAATGTGAAAAAAATGACAGCATATTTTAAGTCAGATAAATTGCAAAAGTTTTTAAAGAAACATGATTTTAAAAATTATAATCCTACACAGATGGCCGCGCACATTAGAAACAAATTAGGTGGTGGGGACATAAGACGTAAGATAAAAGGTAAAACAGCTTACCTTTGGTACTTACCTTGGATAAGAAAAAATAGTGATGATTTTAAAACACCAGACATGGACGAGGACACACCGTTTTGAGAAAAGTTATATATGGACCGCCCGGAACAGGGAAGACAACATATTTGTTAAATGTTTTAGAAACAGAATTAAAGACAAATAAGGTTGCTCCAAACAAAATTGCTTATCTTGCGTTTACTAATCAAGCGGCAGATGAAGCTCTATCGCGTGCAATAACACAATTAAATTATAGCACGAAAGATTTTACAAACTTTCGTACACTACATAGTTTAGCCTACAGAGAGTTACACTTGAAAGAAGAAAACATTATGAGTGATAATGATTACTCTGTTGTTTCTAAAAAGTTGCAACTAAAATTAAGTAATCCAAATAAAAAAGTAAAAAAGTATGGCGCTGGTTTTCCCGATGATGTGTTTATGCAAATTATTGACGGTGCAAAGATAAGAGGATTAACATCAGAAGCTTATTTTAATTATCCGGAAACAGGGCATATAGAAGGCGGTTTACGAAAGTTAAAATATATAGATAAGTCATTGATTGATTATAAAAAGAAGAGAAACAAATACGACATGACCGATATGATTGTAGACTTTAATAAAAAACATTACGATAGCATACCAAACTTTGATGTCGTCATTGTTGATGAAGCACAAGATCTTAGTTGGTTACAATGGAAAATGGTAGAGCGTATTGTAACAAATGCAAAGCGTGTGTACATAGCGGGTGACGACGATCAAGCTATCTTTCGTTGGGCGGGAGCGAGACCAGAGTATCTAATTAATATGGATGGAGAGAGAATTATTTTAAATAAATCTTATCGTCTTTCTAAATTAATACACAAAAAAGCAAACACATTAATAAAACGTGTAAGAGGTAGAGTAGAGAAAGAATGGACATCAAGAGACGAAATGGGTGCGGTAAATATTCATCCTGTTCCACAATTAAATAAATTAAAAAAAGGAGAGTGGCTAATATTAGGAAGAGATAAATATCAATTAGATGCACTTGAAGAAGATTTAATAAATGAAGGAGTATATTATGAAAGAAATGATGAAACTTCTATTAACAAAGGTATACATGAATCTATTCTTGCATGGGAAGATTTACGAAAAGGTAAATCAATAGACATAAAATTAGTGAAGAAAGTTTACACTTATCTTAAAACAGGAAAAAGTGTAACAAAAGAACATAAGGGAATGGAAAATGCTGATAAAGAAAAACTTTACACATATGACACATTATCGACACAGTATGGATTGCTAGCTAGCAAGGAAGAACCTTGGTTTAAAGCATTGGAAAATATAGAAAGTGACAAGAAAACTTATGTACGTGCGTGTCTACGTCGTAAAGAAAACATTAGACACGGACCACGGATCAAACTGTCAACGATACATGGATCAAAGGGTAGTGAAGCGGATAATGTAATGTTGTTAACAGGTTTATCTCGTAAGTCTGATGAAGCATATTGGTCACAACGAGACGAAGAGCGACGCGTATTCTATGTGGGAATGACGCGTGCAAGAAACAATCTGGACATTGTGAGATCGCAAACGGACAGAGAATTTACGGAGGCATTTTAATGTTTACAATAGATACTGCATTGAAACAAGTCAGTGTGACAGAGAAACAAATACGTAAGATACGTGCACAGTTACCAAAACTAAACCGTGAGAAAGTTGATCAAGAATTAAAAATATTATTACTTGATTTACAATTACTTGCAAATGATTTACGATCTATCAACAAAAAGGAGAAAGATGAAGACTAGAGAATATTTAGACACAGCGGCAAAGATTGTTATGGGTCAACGTCAGTATGATTACGGTGACAAATATCAAAACCATGAAAACATCGCAAAGTTATGGAGTAGTTATTTAGATTATAAAATATCAGCACACGATGTAGCAATATGTATGCTACTTGTTAAAGTGGCAAGACTAAAACACAGACCCACAAAAGATTGTTACATAGACATGGCGGGATATGCGGCGATTGCGGGTGAGATAAACGATAGGAAAGAAGATGATACAGATACCACTATTTCAACCACCAAGTGAGTGGACACCACCGGAAAAGTTTCCCGATCTTTCTGAAGCAAAAGAAATAGCAATTGATTTAGAAACATGTGATCCAAGTATAAAAGAAACTGGACCGGGTTGGGCAAGAGGAGAAGGATATGTATTAGGAGTAGCTATAGCTGTTGAAGGTTGGAAAGGTTATTTTCCTTTACGACATGAAAATGGTGGTGGTAACTTTGATGAGAATATACTCAAGCGTCAAGTACAAAAGATCATGGCACTGCCCTGTGATAAAGTATTTCATAACGCCGCTTACGATGTAGGTTGGTTACGTTGGTGGGGCGTAGAGGTAAAGGGTAAGATTATTGATACACTGATCGCGGCACCACTTATTGATGAGAATAGATTTCAGTACACATTAAATGTATTGGGTAGAGATTACTTACAAGAAACAAAATCAGAAGCGGGATTGTATGAAGCCGCAAGAGAGTGGGGTGTCGATGCAAAATCAGAAATGTATAAACTACCCGCTATGCATGTTGGTCCGTACGCAGAACAAGATGCTGACTTAACATTAAAGTTATGGCAAGTATTTAAACCAGAACTTATAAAACAAAAATTATCAAGTATCTTTGATCTCGAAACACGACTATTTCCTTGCTTGTTAGACATGACATGGAAAGGTGTTCGCGTTGATTTAGAAAAAGCAAAGAAAATAGAAAAGAATTTTGTAAAAAAAGAAAAAAGCATACTACAAGAAATAAAAAAAGACACAGGAATTAATGTAGAGGTATGGTCTGCTGTTAGTGTAGCAAAAGCATTTGATAAATTTAACATATCATACGAAAGAACAGGCATAACGAAACAACCAAAGTTTGATAAGAACTTTTTAGTTACACACAAGCACCCTCTTGCACAAAAGATTGTTCATGCAAGAGAAACAAATAAAGCTAGAGCTACATTTATTGATACAATATTTAGACATCAACATAATGGTAGAATACATGCAAACATAAACCAAATGAGAAGTGAAAGTGGATTAGGGGGAACAGCAACAGGTAGGTTCTCGTACAACAATCCAAACTTACAACAGATTCCGGCACGAAATAAAGACATCGGGCCGTTGATAAGATCAATCTTCATCCCCGATGAAGGTTGCAGGTGGGGGTCATTCGACTATAGCCAACAAGAGCCTCGTGTTCTTGTCCACTTCGCCGCGCTTACCGGTGGTGGCTTGAAAGGCGCCGACGAGGTGATTGAGTCATATAAGACACAGGACCCCGACTTTCATCAAGCTGTCGCCGATATGGCGGGCATAGACCGTAAAACTGCTAAGACAATTAATCTTGGTATGATGTACGGTATGGGTAAAGGTAAACTTGGTAGTGAACTAGGATTAGATAAAGATGAAACAGAAGATCTATTTGCCCGGTTTCATGCTAACGTACCCTTTGTTAAACAATTAACAGAACAGGCAATGCGCAAAGCTGAAAACGTAGGATTCTTACGCACACTGCTTGGTCGTAAATGTCGATTTGATAGATGGGAGCCGCGAATGTTTGGTGTTCACAAGTCTTTACCTTTAGCAGAAGCAGAGAGAGAATACGGCCGTGACATAAAACGTGCTTTTACATACAAGGCATTGAATAGATTAATACAAGGGTCTAGTGCTGATATGATAAAGAAAGCGATGGTTGATCTGTATGAAGAGGGTATTTTATCTCATATACAAGTACACGATGAGTTAAACTGTTCTATTGAGAGCGAGGAACAGGCATCACGGATCAAGGAGATTATGGAAAACACAGTTGACTTAAAAGTTCCTTTAAAAGTTGACGCAGAGATAGGACCATCATGGGGAGAGATAAACAAAAAGTAGGCGACGTAAACGAACTAAAAGCGACGATTAAATTTTTAAAAGAAGGTTACTGGGTGTTTCGTAATGTATCACCTAAAGGACCTATTGACATGGTTATAGTCAATGAGAAGACAGGAGAGGTAAGAAAGATTGATGTAAAAACGACTAATTACCGTCAATCTTGGAAACCCGGGACAAAAATACATCGACAACGGACACCGGAACAGATAA